AAAAAGTTTCTATTTATGAGCAGATGATGAGAAAAATCGAAGATGCAATTTTTGCTATTAGTGAAACAAGTCAAGGAATTTCTAAAATGCTTGCTATTCACGAAGAAAAACTGGAACAAGCAGTAAGATCTGATGAAGTGATTATTAAAATGATTGATGATCTCAAAAAGACAGTAGAAGCAGAGGATGTTGATTTGAGTGATAGAATTGATGAATTTATAGAAAAAAGTCACGATAGAATGGATGAAATTGATAAAAAAGTTGAAGAGGTAAAAAAAATTAAATGGATGACTGTTGGTGTTGGATTATTTGCTGCTGTAATTGCTGGGGCAATTTCGACGCTAGCTTCTGGTCTCTTGACTCCAAGTGAAATGGGCATTAGAATGGAGCACAGATATGTTCCATCTCCCGAAAATATTAAAAAATGAGTTTTATTGATGAAAAATACATTTCATTAGTTTCGTCCAGACTTCAAAAATTTACAAAAAAAAAATCAGGATTATATAACTTCCGTTGTAACTATTGCGGTGACTCTGAAAAGCAAAAGAGTAAAGCTCGTGGATACTTATATCAAATCAAAAACGATTATAACTTTAAGTGTCATAATTGTGGAATGTCTAAATCTTTTACTAACTTTTTAAAAGATTTAGACCAACCTCTTTATGATCAATATATCATGGAGAGATACAAGCAAGGAATTACTGGCAAGAATTCCAATACTCCAGATCCTGACTTTAATTTTCAAAAACCAGTATTTTCAACAAATGTTGAAAAAAAGAATATAGTGAAAAAGTTAGATCTCCCAACTATAGAAGAACTAAATACAGAACATCCAGCAAGAGCATATTTAGAAAAAAGACAAATACCAGAAAAATTTCTACGTGAACTGTATTATTGTGAAAAATTTAAAGAATGGACAAATACACAAAAACAGACCTTTAACTCAGTTCAATATGATGAACCTAGAATTATTATTCCTTTAATAAAGGATGGTGAAATCTTTGGATATCAAGGTAGAAGTTTAAGTAAATCATCAAAGGTCAAATACATTACAATTATTTTGGATGAACATCAACCAAAAGTATTTGGTTGGGATACAATTGATTGGAATAGAACAGTTTATATTGTTGAAGGACCTTTTGATAGTATGTTTTTGAATAATGCTATTGCTATGGTTGGTGCTGATATGGATTATATGTTTTTTATTCAAAATTATGATGTTGAATTCGTATTTGTTTATGATAATGAAAAAAGAAATAAAGAAATGATAGCAAGAGTCGAAAAGACAATTGATATGAAATTTCCCGTGGTGATTTGGCCACAAGACTTGAAATATAAGGATATTAATGATATGATATTAGAAGGACTTGATGTAGAAAAAATCATAAAGGGGAATACTTTTATGGGATTAGAAGCAAAGGCAAAACTTATCGGATGGAAACGAGTATGAGCAACAATACAAATGTTATCAAAAGAGGTGGCAAGATTGAACATCTTGATCTCGACAAACTTCATATCATGGTTGAAGAAGCATGTAGAGACCTTGCAGGTGTTTCTGCATCTCAAGTAGAAATACAATCAGGAATTCAGTTTTATGATGGAATTACGACTGCCGAAATACAAGAGATTTTAATTCGTTCCGCATCAGATTTGATAGATTTGGATAATCCAAACTATCAGTTTGTTGCGGCACGATTGCTTTTATTCTCTGTTCGTAAATCACTTTACGGAAAAATGCAAGAACATCCAGAGTTTCTTACACATATTCAGTCTTGTGTAAATCTTGGAGTTTATGATTCTGAAATTTTATCATTATATACAGAAGAAGAACTCAATCGTCTTGGTTCTTTTATTAAACATAGTAGAGATTATCTATTTACTTATGCCGGTCTCCGTCAGGTAGTTGATAAGTATTTGGTACAAGATCGCAGCAATTCAAAGGTATATGAAACTCCGCAGTTTATGTATATGATGATTGCGGCAACAATCTTCTCTAAATATCCAAAAGAGACTCGTTTAGATTACATCCGTAAATACTATAATGCAATCTCAAGACACCGAATCAACATTCCAACCCCCATTATGGCAGGGGTCAGAACCCCACTTCGTCAATTTGCATCTTGTGTTCTGGTTGATGTTGATGACACCCTAGATAGCATCTTTAGCAGTGATATGGCTATTGGCAGGTATGTATCACAAAGGGCTGGTATAGGTATCAATGCAGGTCGCATTCGTGGCATCAACAGTAAGATTAGAGGAGGAGAAGTTTCTCATACAGGTGTTATCCCTTTCCTCAAAAAGTTTGAATCAACTGTTAGGTGTTGTACTCAAAATGGAATTCGAGGTGGGAGTTCGACAATATTTTTTCCAATATGGCATCAGGAAATAGAAGATATATTAGTTCTTAAAAATAACAAAGGGACAGAAGATAATCGTGTTCGTAAACTAGATTATGGTATTCAATTGAGTAAGTTATTTTATGAAAGATTTATTCAAGATGGTGAGATTACGCTTTTCTCCCCGCACGATGTACCTGGACTATATGATTCTTTCGGAACAGACAAGTTTGACTCTCTATACATTGAGTATGAAAATAACCAATCTATTCCGAAGAAAACAATAAAAGCACAAGAACTTATTCTCAATCTTCTCAAAGAAAGAGCAGAAACCGGTCGTATTTATATTATGAATATAGATCATTGTAACTCTCATAGTTCCTTTAAGGATACGGTAAATATGAGTAATCTTTGTGTTTCCGGAAACACTTTGATTTGGATCAAACATAATCTTGATGATTATTCGGACAATACTATTGTCGGTGATTGTAATGATAAAATGACTGAAATTAAAATTAAAGATTTGGACGAATATGTGAATAATTTATTTGTTAAAAATCTTGAAGTTCTTTCATATGATATTGAAACTGGTGAGAATAAATGGGCACCAATAACTGCATTTGCAGAAACATCACCAAAAGCAAAGGTAATGAAAATTACTGATGAAGAAAGTGGTAAAAGTATTGTAGTCACACCAGAACACAAAGTATTTACGAAAAATCGTGGATATGTACTGGCAAAAGACCTAACTGAAACTGATGAGTTGGTAATTAATTGATAGGGAGTGTAATGTCTATATCTTATAAATAGTTATGAGATTACACTTCCTATTATGAAAACATATATTGTGTATAAAATCACCAATACAAAAAACGGAAAACCTTACATAGGAAAAACTGAATATTCTTTGGAACATCGTTGGCATCGTCATTTATCATCGGCAAAAAATGGTTCTAAATTTAGATTTCATTCTGCTATTAGAAAATATGGTGAAGATTGTTGGGACTTATCTGTGATTGAAACTTATCAAACAGAAGATGAAAATCTTATCAACGAAAAAGAATCTCATTTTATTAACCTTTTTGAAAGTGATACTAAAAAAGGATATAATGCCACTTCAGGTGGAACGGGTGGTTGGATGCTCCCAAGATGCTCTCAAGAGGTCCAGGATGAGTGGAGAAATGGTGTTATAATTAGAAATACTGGTTCCGGTAATCCAAATCATTCTGGTTATACTGACGAGCAACTTATAGAAATTGGAGTAAAGTTTGCTAAAAAATATGGGTTTATTGCTGGAAGAAAAAGAATAGTTGATTTTGCTATTAATGAATTAGGTGTAAAATTTCCCAAAAGTTTTTCCAAAAATAGATTTGAAGGAAACCACCAAAACTATTATAAATTTATTGAAGAAAAAACTGAATTGGTGTATAATCCTTATTACAGGGACGAATCTCAAAGACAACTTGCTAGAAAACTTTTAGAACAAAACAGGAGAAAAAAATGTTAAAGATTGAATATCTTGAAGAAGAAATACCAGTTTATGATATAACTGTAGAAGGAACTCACAATTTCTTTGCAAATGATATTTTGGTTCATAATTGTATGGAAATCACACTTCCAACAATACCGTTTCAGCATATTGATGACGATGGGCCAGAAGAAATCGCAACTTGCATTTTGAGTGCATTGAATGTTGGTAAAATCAAATCAGATGAAGAACTTGAAGAACTCTGTGACCTTGTTGTTAGAGGACTTGAAGAACTGATTGATTATCAACATTATCCAGTCAAGGCAGCAGAAAACTTTACAAAACGTCGTAGAGCATTAGGTGTGGGATTTATTGGTCTTGCACATTATCTTGCCAAACTTGGATTTTCTTATGATTCACAAGAGGCATGGGATGCAGTTCACGGACTTTCGGAATCATTTCAATATTTTCTTCTTAAGGCATCTAATAAGATTGCTCAAGAAAAAGGATATTGTGAATACTTCGGACGCACCAAATATTCTGATGGAATTCTTCCGATTGATACTTATAAAAAAGATGTAGATGAGATTGGTAACATTCCCCTTCAACACGACTGGGAAGCACTGCGAGCATCCATATCTCAATATGGATTGAGACACTCCACATTATCTGCTCAGATGCCCTCAGAAAGTAGTAGCGTAACATCAAACGCAACAAATGGTATTGAACCTCCTCGTGGATATTTGTCGGTAAAACAATCTAAAAAGGGACCACTCAAACAAATTGTTCCCCAGTACACAACTCTGAAAAATAACTATACTTTACTTTGGGATATGAAATCTAATCGTGGATATATTAATATTGTTGCCGTGATGCAGAAGTTTTTTGACCAGGCAATATCGGGAAATTGGTCTTATAATCCAGAAAATTATCCAGACAACGAAGTTCCTGTGAGTGTAATGGCACAAGACTTTTTGAACTGTTATCGCTATGGTTGGAAAACAGCATATTATCAAAACACTTATGATGGAAAGACTGATGATGTAAAAGAAGAAAAGGTAAATAATATTAGTGACTTAGTAAATGAAATTTTAAGTTCGGAAGAAGAAGATTGTTCTTCTTGTAAAATATAAAATGTATCAAAATGAAATCTGCAAAATTTAGAGTTCACTCGCAAACACCAAAAATGCTCAAAGGAATAACCGTCTTTAACACTAATGACGTTGATTTTAAAAAGCAACAAATGTTTTTTGGAAAACCTCTAGGAATTCAAAGATACGATTCTTATAAGTATCCAATTTTTGATAAGTTAACTCAACAACAACTTGGTTTCTTTTGGAGACCAGAAGAAATCTCGTTACAAAAAGATCGTGGAGATTATCAAACACTAAGACCAGAACAAAAACATATTTTCACTTCTAATTTGAAGTATCAAATTATGTTGGACTCTGTTCAAGGTCGTGGACCTGGAATGGCATTTACACCTTACTGTTCACTTCCAGAACTTGAGGCATGTATGACGGTATGGCAATTTATGGAAATGATACATTCTAGATCTTATACTTATATTATTAAGAATGTTTATTCTGATCCATCAGAAGTTTTTGATACTATTCTAAATAATGAAAAGATATTAGAAAGAGCAGCATCAGTTACTGGTGCTTATGATGACTTTATTAATTCTGCACATTCTTATGGAACTTCCAATGATTGGGAATTTGCAAATGAAGGTGTTCCTTATGGAACTGATGCAAGAATTGAATTAAAACGAAAACTATATCGTGCAGTTGCGAATGTAAACATTTTAGAGGGGATTAGATTTTATGTCTCGTTTGCGTGTTCTTTTGCGTTTGGGGAACTTAAACTCATGGAGGGATCTGCCAAAATTATCTCTCTTATCGCAAGAGATGAAAATCAGCATCTTGTCATCACTCAAAATATCATCAACAAATGGAATGATGGGGATGATCCAGAGATGCAGAAGATTGCTAAGGAGGAACAAGAATGGGTAAGACACGCATTTATAACTTGTGTAAATGAAGAAAAACTATGGGCAGAATATTTGTTCAAAGATGGTTCTATGATAGGTTTAAATGATAAACTACTTGGAAATTATGTTGAGTGGATTGCAAATCGTAGAATGAAAGCAATTGGGTTGAAACCTGAATATGATATTGCATCAAAGAACAATCCACTTCCTTGGACTTCTCACTGGATTAATTC